TTGTTAGCATCTACAAATTTCTTTTTACCTGCCTCTTTCATTCTGCTGTTATGTACGGCTATATCACTAGCAGAAACAGTAGTAACAATAGGGTCTAATAAAGATTGACCTATTTCAAACGCAGCAGAGCTATTAACATTACCTTGTAAGTAAAGAATATTTTTTAGTTGTGATTCGAGTATTTTGTTGGTTTGTTGAGTTTTGAGTTTATCAATACCGATAACTGCTTCAGCTTGTGTAGGTACTACTGATACTACGGGATTGTTTGGTTGATCTAAATTTAATATAGAGTAAGTGCCATCAGCATTTTGTACATTATCAAAATTAGTTACGTCTTCTAAAACGTCAGGGGGAGGGATGTTCGGAACATTTACTTGAACGGGTTCTTGATACTCTTCAATAGTACCTTGTTGTATTCCTAGTTCTACTTTCTTTGTATTTAAAAGTTCTTCTTTGTTAAGTGTTTCTCTTCTTGCTTTTTCATCTAAGTGATAGTCTTTGATACCTTTCTTACCCATGCTAGTAACAACTAAGTCAGCACCAGCACCAATAATGCCACCTATAGTAAACTCTTCAAACAAGCTTTCACCTATAGGCAACTCTTCACTATACAAACCACGAGCAGTTAAATCTTGCAATATGCTTGCACCAACTTCTTGTCCACCTTCAAATGCACCTGATTTAAGAGCTGATACTAATTGTTTTTTTACAGAACTAGGAGCAGCTTTAGATACTTTTGAAAATATATGAGCAACGGGTAGTATTTCTGTAATACCTATAGCACCACCGAATAAAGTAGCAGCAGTTTCAGTAAAACCTCCTACATCTTCACCCATCTCTCTAGCCATGTTTAGACGATCAGCTTGTGCTGACATACCCGTAGGTATAGCTAACGCTGCTGGTACTCCGTACTGACCTGCTTTTCGGCTTACAGCACCTGTTTTAGATAAAACGCTTCCTAATTTAGCAGCACCTAAAAATGGCACAAATGAACCAATACCTTCACCTAGTTTTGTGCTAAATTTATCTGCGTATTTAGGATCAGCAGCAAGTGCTGAATCTTCTCGTAATGATTTTTCTAAACCTTGTAAACCTTTTAAGGCATCACTATCATCACCAATATCAAATAAAGAAACTATACCTGTTGGTACAGACAAAGCTAAACTAGCTGCACCTCTGGGTATTGCTTTACCAAACTCTACTGCTTGGTCAAGTACTGAAGTTTTATCTAAGTCTTCTCCGTATTTTTCTTTTACAGCAGCTACAAAATTACTTCTTTTAGAGGGGTCTGTTGGAATATTATATTTACTTCCATCAGGTGCTTTATAAACACTCATTAGTTTATTAATTGTTGTCCTAATTCTTTTTCTACATCAAGTCCTGCTAATGAATTTGTGTCTATACCTTGTAATTTTAAAATTTGTGTAGTTAAAATTTGAGAAGCTTGATTTAATTCACGTTTACGTTCATCTGTTAATTCAATTTCACCTTCACGAGCTTGTTTTAATGTTTCTGTAATATTGTCTAAAGTATCAAACTTTTGTTCTAAAGGTAAATTTTCTAATTCAGCTTTTAGTTTTTCAGCACTAGCTCTGTAGTAGGCATCTTTACTTTCTTCTGATTTTAATGTGTCTGCTCTTGTTTGTTTCTGTTGAGCCATACCAGCAATACCCATACCAAGATCACCCAAACTTTTAGAGCCCATTATAAGACCACCAAGTTGTGCTAAGTCATAGCCTCTGTCTTTTCTTTCTGCTTTTTCTATAGCTTCTATTCTTAATCTTTCTTTTGCGTTTGCTTCATCTGTAATTGCTTTTTGTTTTGCTGCTAAATCTGCTTGTTTTTTCTGTTTATTTAATTCTTCTGTATATGTATTAGTAAATGTTCCATCTTCATTTTGTCTAAAAAATGGGTCAGATTGATTTACTGTTTCTCCTTGTGAAGCTAAATTAGAAATACCTTCTACAGTTAAACCAGCACCATAGGTAGTTGTAGCAGCTCTAGGAACACTTCCAAATAAAGTGCTTTTTGTTTTTTTAATAGCATCTACAGCAATATCTTTACCAATGTCAGCACTACTTTTTATTTGACTAGTTGTAGGATTTCCCATAAGTGTAGGGTCTTTTCTTCTAGCCTTATCACCTAATTTTTGTAAGCCTTTTTTAATCCCTTCTCTTCCTGTTTTAATCGCAGCTTTTCCTGCTAAAGCTAAACCTCCAGCTCCAGGAATTACATTAAGATAATCAGTAAATTCATCGGTCATTCTTGACCTTATAGGGGTTTCAGAATCAGGTCTTGCATCTCCAAATGCAAATTGCATAAGACCTTCTCCTAAATCTCCTGCTGTTTTTGGAGCATTAGAACCGCTAGAAATATCACTCATTCTTTTTTGTTCTATTATTGCAGCATCTAACTGTTCATTTGTCATTCCAGAAGGAAATCCTAATTGTGCTAACATAGCCTGTCTCATTGGATTAGAAAAAGATTGTTCTAAAGGACCACCATTAGCATAAGCAGTTAGTCCACCATCAGCCATACCCATTTGTCTTTGTCGCATTTCATTACGAGAAGCATCTCTAGCTGCTTGCAAAGAATCATTACTTCTATAAATGTCTTTGCCACGACCCCATTCAGGACTAAAAGCACCTAATTCTGATCCTAAAATTAAAGTGTCTGTTTCTGTTCGTAATGCTTTTACAAATGCTTCGTAATCTATAATTCCTTTCTTGTACAATTTTTTGGCTAAGTCATACTTTGGAGAAAATGTTTGTGCTCTACGACTTACATTTTTAATTTCATCTTGAGTTTCTTTTAAAACACTTTCAGGAGAAATTGGTTTTGGAGGTCCAACTTTTGTTTTTCCTCTATTTGCATAACCAGTTAGTCCACCATCAGCCATTTGCATAGGAGCAGAGGCAGGCATACCACTCATTCCTGAAGAGAAAACATCAGTTGGAGCTGACTCAGGAGGCATACCTGCTTGCAATCCTTGCGGTTGCATAAACTCACCAACAACTTCTTCAGCTACTGTAGAAGTAGGTTGAGGTTGAGCTGCTGCATAAGCTTTTTCATTTTGTGTGCGTCTTTGTATTTCTGCTAATACTAAATAAGGCGGATAAGAAGTGTTAGGGTCTTGCGACATTTGTGCTAATTGTTCTTTTGGCACAAACTCTAAATCGTTAGCTAATTGTACTAAATTCATATTATCCTCCTGCTCCTCTATAAAGACCTAAACCACTTAATCCTGCACCTACTGCTGTTTGAAACAATCCAGGTTGTTGTGCATATGAACTAACTCTTTGTTGAGGTTGTACTGGTACACCTCTAAGAATGCCACCAAAGTCACTAAGTTGTTGACCTGCATATCCTTGTTGTCTCAAGAAGTCTTCATAGCCCATATCTTTACTAGCTTGATCTAATGCTCTTTGTTGTGAACCTATACCTTGTAATGCTGATATTCTAGATATAGCATCTTGATTAATGTCCTGACCTGCACCCATTAATCCTTGTGCAGCAGCTAAGTTATAACGATTAGACACATCGTAAGCACTTTGACCAAATTTTTCTTGTGCTTGTCTAGCAGCATCTTCTTGTTGTGCTGCTGACAGTCCAAGTTTTGCAGCTTGTGCTCTTGCATTTTCACCTGCTTGATAAGCTTGTATCTGTTGAGCACCCTGTTGTTGTTGTGCTTGTTGACCTAATTGAAAACCAGATTGTCCTAACTTTTCTTGTTGTTGTCTTGATTGTTCACCAAAAGCAAAAGCACCTTGTCCAAGTTGTTCTTGTGTTTGTGCTGCTTGTTCTCCCGCTCCGTATTGTGCTAACCCAAATTGAGCAGCACCTAAACCAGTAGCTCTTTCTGCTGCAAGTTGTTGTTGTGCTGATTGAAATCCTGCCTGACTTCCTCTTGTTTGTATATCACCTAATTGTTGTCCTAAATTACGTTCACGTTCTGCTTGTTGAATAGCTTCACGATATCCACCTAAACTGCCTTGTGCAGTAGCAGCATCCCCTATTCCTTTACCCATAATGTTTGATTGACGAGAAGCTTCACGTTTTTCTACATCAATTACATTTTGTTGATACGGAGACATAAACCTTTGTAAGTTTTCTTCATATCCTAAAGGTGTATATTCATTACCTTGTATGCCAGCTTGATAACCTGACTGTCTATCTCTTGCTCCATATTGTGAAGATATATCACCAGCTTGATAAGTTTGTCCCATATCTCCTGCTGCATAACCTGAATCAAAACTACCAGCTTGATATTGTGGAGTTCCATATCCTTGTGTAGCACCATATCTAGCAGAAGCATCTGTAAATTCTTGAGGTGTTCCAGACGTAGCAAAACCCCTAGTCATTGCCTGACTGGTTAATTCATCAGGAGAAAAATATGACAGTCTTTGACCGCCATAAGGATTATATCCTTGTAAACTTTCTGCTTCGCCTCTTTGTAATAACCGCTTAAAATACGGCTCAACGTAATCTGGTAAATCAGTATTGGTTACAGTTGTTTCTGTTGGTGCTGAACTTCCTCCACCTTTATATTTTCTCATTTATCATCCTCAAAATTATATTCATAAAATGTTGCAGGTTTCTTCCATCCTTTTTTATTTTTTACCCAATTCCATTGTCCGTGTCTTCCCATTCCTTCTATGCCGTCACACCCATTATCTTTAGCAAATTTAGTCATTATATTAATACCTTTTTCAACCCATTCTTGCATATTTTTTCCTGATGTATGTTCTAGATTGAGCATTTTTTTTCCTGTAGGATAAGTATTAAAAATAGTTACTTGCACTCCTGTTATTTTAAGATCACCAGTATCAAAAATAATCCAAAGATAAGCTTGTTTATTTAAAATATCATACAAAATATCTTCAACTCTAGTTCTTCCGCCAGAACGACTAGCAGATTTTTTTAAATATTTTTTTACTTCATCCCAAACTGTAGGTACTTGATCAAAAGGAACTAAAGAAAATTCATATATTCCTGATGTTTTTTCTTTTACTGCAACTTGATTCATCTTGGCAACAAACCTCCAGCATTAGCTAATTTAGGTGCTTGTGTAGTAGTTCCTGTTTTTTCTTGTCTTACTCTGTCCATCATGTCATAAAGTTCTTTAGAACCAGCATCTGAACTACCATCTCCTAACATAGAGACTACATCAGCAGGAACAATAAACTCATCTTGAGATACTGCTATTTGTTCTTTATTGCCTATCATTCCTCTAAGGTCATCATCCATGCCACCATTTCCCGAACCTTCTATAAGTCCTTCTGTTTGTGCATCAGGAACAACAGATTGTAAAACCATTTCTCGTAATTGCATAAATGCTTCATTGCCGTATTTTTCTATAAACATACTTAATACTTCTTCATTTTCAGATTGACCCATTATGTACATAGCGACTTCTTGAGTAAGTGGATCATTGTTTATATCAGCCATACCGCCTTCTTGAAAACCAGTTACCCCTCCTTCAGCCCTTCTATTTCTGCTACCTCTTAAACTTGGTTTAAAATTCCTTTCAGTAGGTTTCATCATTCGTTTCAATTGAGGGGATAACTCAGGCATTGACGCTGGAGTAGCTGCTTGAGTTTTAGCTACTGGTGTTTGTTTTGATACAGGAGCAGGCAATATTAGTTTTTCTATTACTTCAGAAGGTAACTGAGGTATTACTTGTTGTGCTATTTCAGGTGGTAGCTGAGGTATTACTTCTTGTATTGTTTCAAGTGGTAACTGAGGTATTACTTGTTGTAATTGTTGAACAGGTAATTGAGGTATTACTTGTTTTATTTGTTCTATTTCTTTAGGTGATGTAATCATCTCTTTAGGTTCTACTGGAACTGGAGCTACAGGTTTTAAATCAGGAGGTGGTATCGGTAATCCTGGAGCAGTTATAGGTGTTCTTGGTTTAGGAGTTAAATCTGGTGCTGGCATAAGCGTAGGATCAACAGATGGCGGTCCTAATTGCGGTGCTAATTGCGGTGCTACAGGTGAAGCAGGTGCTAATGTTGGTCCAGATGCTGCTATATTTTGCAAAGGTACAGACGGAGCTATTGGTGTTCCTCCTGTTGGTGGTGCTATTGGTGCAGCTACTGGTGAAGTTGCACCTTGAGATTGTGCAATCAAACCTCCAAAGAGTCCGCCACCTGTGCTAGGTTGTGGAGTTCCACCCTCAGCTCTTAAAGCATCAGCAGACATACCAAGCATAGAGCCACCTAACATAGAGCTATCTGTTAAATTGTTATTAACGGATTCTTGTAAAAACTCTGGGGCAAATATATCTTCTACATTAGCCTGTGGACCTAATAGATTGGCTATAGCTTCAGCACTGAGGGGGCTAGCATTAGGTATGCTTTCTCCAAGTTGATTGGCACTAGCATCAGTTTGTGGAATATTTATTTGAGATAAATCTATTTGAGGTAGAGCTAACTCAGATTCAGTCATTAAAGATGCATCTACTTCTGGTATATTTATTTGGTTTTGAGCTAATTGTGGTATAGAAACTTCTGGTATATTTGTTTGAGATAAATCTACTTCAGGTGCAGCCATTTGTGCTTGTGCAATTTGAGCTTGTGTAATTTCTGGTATATCTATATTTGGTGTAAAACCTGTGTTTATATTTAAAGCTGGATTAACTTCTGGTAAGTTAACTGTTGGCGTAAAACCTAGATCATTAAAATTTTCTCCTAGACCTAAATCATCTCCTGTGATTGGTACAAAGTTATTATTAACTTCATCAAAACCTGCACCTACACCAATTTCTTTTTCAGGAATATTAAATTGGTCTAATATATTTTTAGAATCAAATTCTCCATTTTCATATTGATTCATTAATGCTTGAAAATCTAAATCACTAAAATCTATGTTTCCTATATTAGGAATATTAATACCACCAGGTATACCTACTACTCCATCTCCAGGATTTGTTATAGGAATATCTGGTATAACAGGCATTATAGGATTAGGAGCAGGTATTTCTCTTGAAAATTCTAAACCTCTAGGTGCTTTTCCACTATAAGCTTCATATGGATTAATGGCGATTTGTGGTGCTATAGCAGCTTGCCTGCCTCCATATCCACCTCTAGAGCCTTGATATGAATCAATCCCTATTGTAGGTGCATTTGGTGCTAGGCTAGAAGCTGGAGCAGATATTGTAGCAGGATCAAAGTACATAGTTTCTGGGGCAAAGCCTGCCATAAAATCAGGGTTTACATCGTAAGCACGTTTAGCGGGTGCATATATTTGAGGTAAATTACCACCTGTAATATCACCAGGACCAAAATTACCAAAATCTCCACCTTCATAATAACCTGTTCTACCGCCACCAGCAGAATAAAGAATAGGCTCTGGAGTGTTACGATACATTTCTTCTCTACGTCTTTTGTATTCTTCTTCGCTTTCACCCATTTGTCTTGCAAAAGCTTCTTGTGATTCCATTATTCCTCTTGCACCTAAAGCTGTTCCAGCTAACATTCCACTAGGAGATGCTGCTGCTGATGCTAATGCTTTTGCTCCTTGGTCAAATCCAGAAAATCCACCAGTAAAAGTATCTCCTAGTGCTTCGTAAGCTCCAGTTGCAGCTCTTGGTGCTGCTGTTGCTGCTGTTTGTGCTGTTTGTGCTGCTAATTCTGGTGTCATACCTGCTGCTATATTACTTGTAGTTGCTGCTGCTGTACCCGCAGTTTGTGCTGCTGCATTTGCAGCATTAGTTCCAAATCCTGCTGTTACGCCAGATAATAGTGCTTTAGAACCAGAACCACCTGATTCTATATATGTAGCTAAACCTGCTCCTAATCCTGCTGCAAGAGCTGGAGACATTGATAAACCTGCTAATCCTCCTGCTGTTAATAATGAACCTCCTAATGCACTTCCTAAAAGGGGTGCTAAAAAAGGTAAGAAAGCTTCTGGCTGTCCTGTTTGTGGATTGACTGTAATAGGCATAGCAGACGCTAATCCTTTTACTTCTGCTGGATTAACGTGCATAAGCATAGAATCGCCATAGCGACCTTGGTTTGCTACGTTCTGCGTTTGTTGTTTAATATCCATTACCTTTCCTCTTTTGTTTCACAGCCAAACATATTAAAACTCATGTCTACTGCACTTGTATAAACTTTTACAACATCTGTTTGATTTAATGTTATACCTAAAACTATTGCTAGGGAATCATTAGCTGCAACTGATTTGCCATAATATAAATATTGTTTATCGTCAGCTCCAGCACCAGCCACATGAACACTTAGTCTAAAAGTGATAGCAGAACCTGTGCGATTTGCTGCCACAATAGAACTGACAGTTGTTTGCGTCATATCTGGCACTGTATAAAGCACAGTAACTGTTGTTGCTGCTGGGTCTAATTGACCTAATACTTTAAGATTATCAGACATGTTTCATACCCATTAATAAAAATTGATGTCGTTTAGAAGCTTTACTAGTAACTGTTGATTGCATTCTTTGTACAGTAGTAATCTTAACATTTATATCTTCTATTGCTTGTTCTATGGTTCTTCTGGTTAATGCTTCATTATTAGAATCATATTCTGTGTTGACTAAAGGCAATGCAATCGTTTTGATATCAGCCATTATCTTTTACCATCTGGTCTAATTTCTAATCTTAGATCACCCAATCTCCATCCGTAATCACTGGATGTATTAGATATTCTTAAAGCTGCTTGTCTACTTCTGGCTCGTGTATTTTCAAAAGTAGAATTAGGTGTTACGTTTATTGTTTGTAATGTGGATAAATCTTGTAATGGATAATCTCTACCTTTAATAGTAAAAGTAACAGTATCACTTGTTGATTGTTGATCTCTAAATTCTACATCTGGTATTAATTTAGATATAAAAGTATATCTTTCACCATCAGGAGTTAAATCAAAATCACTGGATTCTATATAAGATGAAAATGAATCATTTCCATCACCATGACCTACTTCATGGTTGTATGTATAATTTAAGTTTGAATTATCATTTTTACTAGCTGCTATAGGATTTTCATAAACAGATGCTTCATCCCAAGCTGTTCTTACAAAATTATCAGAAGTTGTTCCTATAGACCAAGTGCCTTCTAAATAATTATACAAAACGTATTTATCAATTTCTGTACTTGAACCTGAAGGATAGAACCACATAACTTCATTTACACTTTCATTAGCTCCGCCAAATGCTTTGTATGCTTGATTTTGATTTAAATCAGATAAAACATAATCTAAAACAGTACAAGGCAATCTTTCTGCATTTCCAGAATAAACATAAAATCCATTACGATCCATAAAATAAACTCTATTATTTGCTGTTACAGCAGCATTAGGACCTATTAAAGACATTCCTTCAGCAACTTCTGTAAAAGAAAATATAAAAGGTTCACCAACAAAACGCATAGAAATTATTCCTACGTCTGTCCAAATAAGTATTTCTTGTCTAGTTCTTAATGCACCTACAATAGTTGAGCCTTGTGATAATTGAACACCACCAGCTTGATTCGTGGCAGTTGGAGTCCAATCTATTGCACTTTCTCTATCTGAAAACCTAACAAGTAAAGGATCAATACTAGAAGAACCTATAGAATTTGCTCCAAAAGCTATAACGTGTTTATCAACATCAGATGTCATAACTTGCAAACAAGCTGTTGGAACATCACTTGCACCACTTTCAGATGATAAAGCCACAGCCCGTGTTGTTAAACCATCAGACTTATCCCAAAAATAAAGACTTCCTGCTCTAGGATTTACAATAGTATCATCACCAAAATTATCTAAAGACCATAATCTTAGTTGTCCATTTGCAGATATATCAGAAGATGAACCAAAAGTACCAGCACCCCAAGTTCCTGCTCCCCAACCAGTTGATCTTACATATACATCTAGTCCAGTATTTAATTGATAAGCAGCATCTGCTGCTGAACCACCATTACCGCTATCACTACTATTAGCAGTTACTGATACTGTAAAGGTAAAAGTATCATCAGTAGCAACTCCAGTTATTTGATGTTCAGCATTAAGAATAGCAGCAGTTACAACACCGCCTAAAGATACCGCACCACTTATTGTTACAAAATCACCTTCTACGCAACCATGATCGTCATCAGTAGCAGTTATAGTTGTTGAACCATTAGTACCTGAAAAAACAATACCATTAGTTGTAGTTGCTCTTATAGGAGTTATATCGTTATAAACATTACCACTTAAATTATAAAGTTTTTGATGAGTGCCTAAAATAACGTAACTTTCCCCTCCTGCAGTTTTGTAAGTAAATAATTTTCTACAAGTTCCTATAAATGTTGGAACTGCAAATTTATTCCAACCGCCTATTCTTTCTGGTTTACCTTTACGAAATCTTACTTTATCAGCATCAAACCAACCACCTTCATTACTGTAGTTAGTACCTTCTTTATTTATTCCTGGTTTAAAAACATACTTAGCTAATGGCATATTAAACCTCAATCCATTCTTTTCCTTCAAACAAAAAAGATTCCGCTTCTCTTCTTCTTATTAAACCTGTCAAAGTTTCTCCGCCTGCTTTATTCCATCTTCTTATTTGACTAGGTATAAGATGATAATCTCCTGCATTAAGAAGTTTTAGTAGTGTAGATTTTTCTAAATTAGTTGGTCCAAGGTTATATACCCAAGCACAAAGAGCATCAAATTGATTTTGTTCTAAAGGTACTTTAACCATATTATTAACATATTCTTCGTATTCAGTTATTTCTTCATTAAGCATTTCATTAGCTTCTTGTTGAGTTATTTCCATGTCTTCAGTTACGTTTTTAGTAATTCCATACCCAATGGTTAAAACATCTGCTGGACATCTATAGGCTTTTAATTCGCAACCTTCAAATTTTTTAATTAAAGACAAGCCTTCTTGAGATATGTTCATTTTATTCTCCTTCAACTTTTGGTTTATAAGTAGTAACTTTTTTATAATAGACAACAACTTGTTTAAGTTCATTTATATATCGTTTTAATTCCTGCATGTTATATGCCATCAATTCGTAATCTGGTACAGACATAGCAAAAAATACTACTTGCCCATGTTCTTTTTCTATTCTTAATAAAAATTCTTCTATGTTTTTATCTGAAACAACATACCAATAAGGTTCTTTTAAATCTATTTCTCTAGGCATGATTGGTTGAGCAATCTGCCTTTCTAAAGGTTTGGTAACTATTTCTACACTTTGTTTACTTGGAAACAGACTGCAACTGCAAGCCATCGTCAAGACTATCAATGTTGCGACTAGCTTCTTCAATACTATTAAATACATTTTTTGTTCCCTTGTTTACTTTAGGTTCTAACAATCCAGGTTTAGCTGCTGCAAGTTTTGTTAAATTATGTCTTTTAAATATATCTAAATATCTAGTCATTTCAACTTCTATTGCTTGATTTTTGCTTTGTATTTCTAACAAACCTTCTGTTTGCAATTTGAAATCATTTTGCAAACTTTCTATTGCTAATTTTTGTTCTTGATCTCTTAATTCAAAAGCTTGGTTTAAAGCAGACAATCTTGAATTTTCACTCCAAAGAAAATAACCTGTTATTCCCATAACCAGTATTACACCTATTAAAATTTTACTCATTTTTTATGCCCATGTATAAACTTGTAATGGTTTAGCTTTTCCCTTTACCTCTATTGGTTCTAATAATTGTAGCTTAAAATCAACATTTTTTGCAGTTTCTTCGCCTATTAATACTCCAACGCCCGCTATCTTCGTACTTGATTCTAATCTTGCTGCTACGTTGCACGGATCGCCAATAAGACTAAATGCAAATCTATCAGTAGCTCCAAAGTTACCAGCAATACATACACCGCTATTAACACCTATACCTATAGCTATTTCAGAAATACCTTCTTTTTTAAATTTAATATTTAACTGGTCAATATTTTTTTCTATTTCTTGTGCAGCTTGTAAAGCTAATGTGTGATGATCTTCTTGTGGAATAATACTATTCCAATGAAACATGCCAGCATCTCCAATAAATTTATCCGTTACTCCTTCAAATTTATTAACAGCTTGCACTTGTACATCTAATACAGCATTCATTATATAAGTAACCATTTCTGGTTCTACTGATTCTGATAGGCTTGTAAAGCCTCGAAGGTCTGTAAAAATAATAGAACAATCAACTCTCTTGCCATTTACTTGGCATAACTCAGGATTATCCTGTAGTTTTTTAACCATGCGTGGATCAAGATACTTACCAAACTGTGCTTTAATTTGTTGTCTGAGTTTATATTGTTCTCTAAATCTTAAATAAAATGCAGTAGACCCAACAATAAACTGTGATATTAAAGCCCAAGTTACATCTATTAATAATCCTTTCTGTATTAAGTAATAGCCACTTCCTGCTGTTAATAAAAATAATAGACTGGTAAATAATATTCCTAAAGTTATTCCAAAAATATTTATTAAATACCAAACCATAATGGTAGTTATACTAAATATTAAAACTTCAACAGCTAAACTCCAATCAGGAATATATGGGCTATTTTCTATTAATATGCTTTCAGCTAATGCAGCTTGTATAAAATGTGGTTCTAAATAACCAACTGGTGTACCTAATTGAGGCATAATGCCTTTTGCTGTGAATCCTACAAATACAAAGCGTCCTTCTACGTTCATTTCTTGTAAATTGGTTTGTGGGGTATTCACGAAACTTATCCACTTACGTCCTAAAGAATCTACAGGTACTGGTGGTAAGCCTTTTACTCGTATTTCTTCAAGACCATTATCATTGGTTTTTATAACATAGGTGTCTGCACCAGCTAATATTTTTAAAACTTCAGTTCCAAAAGCTGCTACCCATCCATCGGGAGTTCTTAATAATAATGGCAATCTTCTAACAAGTGAATCAATTTCAGGTCTTGCTACTGCTATACCTTGATTTGTACTTTTAGCTAGGACAGGTATATTTTGCGTTACTCCTGTAGCTAAAGTTCCGCCTACATCATTTCCTAATATTACTGTTCCTGTAGTGTTGGGATAAATACCTTTATCATTCTCAAACATTGCAAGAACGCTTGGTATTTGCGCTAGGGAGTTAGCAAACGCTTGATCTCCATTAGCAGAAAGTCTGCCTTTATTAGGAAAGGTGACCACCCATCCAACACCTGTTGCTCCTTTTTTTATTACCTGTGCGTTTATTTCAGAGAGCCTTTGTCTGGATAAAGGGTAGCCACCCTCTCTATTTATATCATCATCTGTAATGTTTAGTACAGTAAAATATCCAGAAGGTTGTTGTTTAGGTATTAAAGAATCAAAAGTTTTTAACTTTAATATTTCATAAGGTTTAAATTCAAACAGTATAGGTAAACTTAATATTAAAATTAAAGGCAATAAGCGTTTAATCATACTGTGCAATAGTTACTGTTTTTGTACAACTACTTACACAGTTATAAGTTGCTGTAAATGATTTGTTATTAGCTCCTGATTGTGTGACTCCTACGTTGTAATTATCTGTATAGAAATTAAGCCTAGCCGTGTGATCTCCTGAACCTGATTGAGCAATAGAAGCTACTCCATTATCCGCATCAGAGTACCAAAAGATATCTGCATCATGGTCGCCACTTCCTGATTGAGTAATGGTAGAAGAATTGTTGTCTGCATAATTGTAGTTGTAGATGTAAGCATTGTGTTGTCCTGTTCCTGATTGTGTAATTGTAGAGTCTGCGTCATCTCCAAAAGCGTACATTTTAGCGTACTTAGAGTTTCCTGTTTGGCTTATTGTGTAAGCGTTATCATCTCCTGCCATCAATACTATGCCAGTATTAGAATCTCCATTCTGCGTTATAATTCCTGCGTTGTCGTCTTTATCTAAATCCAGATAACCATAATTATTATCACCATTTTGTGTAATAGTAAAAACATTGTCTGTGTGATTAGACCATTGTGAATAAGCTTTAGCTGTGTTGCCATGACCTGTGGCATTTAAATTTATAACTGCTCTAGTGCAGGTGTGCGTACTGTAAACTCCTCCACTTAATCCACAAAAAACAGTAGCGTTGTTGGTGTAACCTACTTGCTTAACATTAATAACTGAATTAGACCCTTTGTGCTGTATGTTTATAGCATTGTTTCCTGCTACAAGAGGAAGGCTAATCAGACTGATTAATAATAATCGTACCATTACCCCCTCCATTTACTGTAATGTTCATAAGTTTACCACCAGACAATATTGTTATGTTATACGCACTTGTCTTGGGTATTTGTAAATCTATAGTGTTTTCTACACTTCTGTAAAAGGTAAGAATTTCTCCGTCTACAAAAGAATACACTTGTGCTTTAGCATCATATCCTGCTGTTATACCTTCAATTAAAACGTCACCTATTTTTGAAGATGTCTCATCTCCTTCTATAAAAGCTAATAAATCTAATAAAAAATCTACTGATAAAAGGTCTATTGATAGTCTGTCTATTTCTAGTTCATCTTCGTCTAACTCGTCTTCATCAAAGTTTTCTTCTAAAAAATCCACATCTAAAACATTAGATGATTTAGTATTTTGATCTTCTACTGCGTCTTGTATCTCATCTGGTTGATTTATTATTAAAAGGTTATTAATCAATCCTAACGTCATATTAACCAAAGTCACTGGCTTAGTAGGGGGAGACTCTGAAACGCTTACCATAGTCGCTTGAAACGGCTTATCAAGTATTTCTACACCTGCTGCAGTCTCTACTGTAATTTGTCCTGAACTATTACCATCTGCATCAGGCAAAAGAATAATTAAACTGCGACCTATTTCATCTACTGTTGTAGTGAAGTCCGTTCCTAAAATTGAAATGGTAGCACTAGGTGTTGTTATGCTTACGTTTTGTTTATCAATTTTATTAAGTTTACCTGTTATAAATCTGGCAGTACCGCTTGCCATTCTCAAAGCTAACTTAGATTTTTTTGGATCAGGATCATAAATGTATTCATCTACTATAATTTTAGAGTGCTCAGTTAGTTTAAGAACTGAATCGTCCAAAAACCTAAGAGCCATACGACCATCTCCTGTTCTTACATCATCATTACTAAAGATACCTAAAGACAATTCTGCCAATAGTTTATCTCCACCTGTACTGCGTAAGATTTCTCCATTGCCACGCAGTTCGGATATCTCTCCTATTTCTGCGTAAAGAGAACTAGATAGTAAGGCTACTAACAGCCACTTGTGCATTGATCTAGGTTAATAACTCCACTTGTGGACACAGCCGTAAGGACAATAGTATCAGTTACTCCTGATGCAGCTGTCGTTTGGTCTATGTCTATGTTGTTAGAGTCACCAGTTAAATCAAACGTAATGCTTTTATCGGCTGTACCTATCTGTGTTACATCAATGTCATTCGTATTGCCATCAATATCCCAGTTATTTATACATCCAACAACGTCACATCTGCTGTTAATATTATTGGTATTACCTTGTATAACAAAGTCTTGATTACCGCCTGTAGATGCTGCACTAGAACCTTGCAACCACGTTAGTACGTTTTCATTACCAGTAGCACTGTAGTCAAAGTCAGATGAACCAACTGAACCACTAGCACCAGCCGTAATTGTAGATACATTGCTGTTACCAATTTGCCACATGGTCCACGAAGA